ACTCAAGGAGAGTGCTATTACCAAGGACATCATCTGAACCGGGGCCGTGGCGTACAGCTCGCGCCCCGTATCTGAAGGCATTTATGAACGCTTTCTCTGACCCGTACATAGAGGAGATAGTCCTCTGTAAATCGGTACAGATAGGAGCCACAGAGTCCATCTACAACATGATGGGATACGCCATCGAACAAGACCCGGCCCCCATGCTGCTTGTCATGCCGACCTCTGAAATTGCCGTTTACGTCTCACGTAACAGATTTCAGCCGATGGTGGATTCAATCCCGGCTTTGCGCCACAGAAAACCAACGAATCCTGATGAGTTCAATCTCAAGGAAATGAACTTTGCCGGGATGGTGCTTACGATGGCCGGGGCGAATAGCGCACCCGATCTTGCAACCCGCCCGGTACGATACGTTTTCTTTGATGAAGTAGATAAATATCCCGCTTACGCTGGCCGGGAGGGAGAGCCGATAAGCCTTGCTACGGAGCGAGCACGTACTTTCTGGAACAGGAAAATCGTCAAGATATCCACGCCTACAACAGCAAACAATAATATCTGGAAAGCGTTCAATGCGGCAGGTCTGCGTTATGAATATTACGTTCCCTGTCCTTTTTGCGGTGAGATGCAGACTTTGATATTTTGGGGAGAGGAACGCGGGGACTACCGGGTGAGGTGGCATAATGAAGGAGATGACTACGATATTGAGAAGCTTTATGACAGCACTTGGTATGAATGTCCTTTTTGCAAGGAACATATCCTCGATTATCACAAGATGTCTATGCTATCACATGGGGAATGGCGCGACCAGCACGGAGTTCCTTTCGAGCAGCATGAAGGGCGCAGCCGTAGCGTAGGCTTCCATATCAATGCTTTGTACTCACCCTGGGTAACCTTCGGTGAAATGGCCGTCACTTTCCTGAAATCTAAAGACTCTCCCGAAAAGTATATGAACTTTGAAAACCTTTGGCTCGGTAAGCCGACAAAAGCAGAAGTTTCCGAAGTAGTTACAGACAGGCTGCACCAATCTATTATTCCGTATAATCCTGACATAATACCTGATGGGGCCTTAACGCTGATAGCCTCTGTGGACGTCCAGAAGTATTACCTTCAATTCGTAATTCGTGCGTGGAGCATGAACATGGAATCATGGCTTATCCGTGAAGGGCAGGTAGAGAGTTTTAGTGATTTGAGGGAAGTGCTGGAAAATTCCAGTTATCAGATGGAAAATTCAGACAAGCGTATGGTAGTCAGACTTGCCCTTATAGACTCCGGGTTCCGGTCAGATGAGGTCTATGACTTTGTGAGGCTCAGGCCACGAATCTGCCGTGCCACTAAAGGGGCCTCACATCCTCAACGCGCCCCTTATACCGCAAGCAAGATTGATACATACCCTGACGGAACAAGGATGCCGGGAGGGCTAACTCTGTGGCTTTTTGATACTAATTATTGGAAGGACGCACTATCCCGGCGCATAAATCTAATGGCGAGTGCTGATAATTCACAGGCCATCTGGCATGTCTATAAGGGTGTATCAGAACAATATCTCAATCAACTAACTGCGGAAGAAAAGGTGATAACTAAAAATCGGCGCACCGGCAGGACGACGGAATCATGGCAATTACGCGAAGGGCGTAAACGTAATGAGACTTTTGACTTGGAAGTTATGAACCTGATGGGTGCAGATATGGTCGGTCTGAAATACTTTGCGGTCGCAAATAGTTTCCGTAGCGAAAGCGATGCAGGTATTCAAAAACGAACTGTGCTCGTGAAAAAGAAAATGGTGGCAAAATCGAGATGGATGACTCAACGGTAAAAAAAGACAGAGACCGCTTTATCACGGTAAATCATACCGCTGAAATACTCGGCTGCACAGTGCAATATATCTACATGCTCATAAGGGCCGGAGATTTGCGCGGTATCAGGATAGGGACAAAAGCCCTGCGCGTGTCATCATTCTCTCTTGATGAATTTATCAACTCCCGGTGGATTGACCCGGCAGAATATCTGGATGAAGGATACGATGAACAGCAGGATGCGCGGCCCAAGAAGGCAGTAACGAACATCATTGCAAAATCAGCATACGTTACCACGCGATGAATTTTCCGTAAACGCGGTGATACTGAACCATATAGGATAAATTGACAAGTCAAATAATCGGGTTCACAATGAAGTCAACTGAAGAGTTCTCTTTGAAATAAACGGAGGGTCAAATGGCATATACTGAAGCGAACCTTGCTGATATAGAAGCAGCGATACTTGCGCTCGCCACCGGAACGCGGAAGGTAAGGTTAACATGGGGAGATAAATCTCTTGAATATGGCCAGACAGACCTGAAGGCGTTGAGAGCATTGAAATCTGAAGTGGAAGCGGCTCTTGTTGCCGCTGATTCAGCAAGGGCGTTGCCTAATTACATACTGTCAACCACATCAAAAGGGCTATGAGCGAGATGAAGTATTTGCGAATACTCGATAGTAAAGGCCAGAAGATTGCCATCAGAGCTTACTCCGGCAATTTTGAAGGAGCAAGCACAGGCAGAAGACTCGGTTCATGGGGTTTATCTGGTAATGGGCCCACATCTTCGGTTACATCGTCAATATCATCCTTGAGGAGCCGATCGCGGGAACTGATACGGAACAATCCGCTGATAGATGGAGCCATAGAAAGCTTTGTTGCCAGCGTTGTTGGAACCGGGATAAATCCGAGGTGGCAAATTAAAGACCCTGCTTTACGCGGGAGCGTCCAAGACTTATGGGATGATTGGGTTGAAGATGCCGATTACAACGGTCTTCAGTCGTTCTATGGAATTCAAGACCAAATCATGCGCGGCCTTATTGATGCCGGTGAAGCATTTGTCCAGACTATTTACCCCCCTCAAGGGTCATCTATCGCAGTGCCTTTGCAGCTCAGAGTTTTCGAGGCAGACCACCTTGATGAGAACTATACAACCGTTCTTGACAATGGCAACAAGGTGCGCATGGGGATAGAACTCAACAATATGGGACAGCGGGTTGCGTATCATATTTGGCCGGAACATCCCGGTGAATCGTACTCGCAAAATGATAACTTCGTAAGAGTGCGTGTACCGGCGAATAATATTTACCATATTTACCGGCAAAACAGGGCCGGGCAACTCCGGGGGCGTCCATGGCTTGCGTCAGTCATCTTAAAGATGCACGACCTCGACCAGTATGATGATGCTGAACTGGTAAGGAAGAAGGGCGCGGCAATGTTCGGAGGGTTCCTTACCGAGGAATTTCAGAAGGTGGATTTTGATGACCCTTCACGTTTTCTGGGCCGCGAGGAAGAAGACGACGAAAATGGGCAGACTGTTATTGCCTTTGAGCCGGGAACCTTCCCAAGATTACCGGCAGGGTTGAAGGTTGAATTTTCCAAGCCGTCTGATGTTGGTGATAATTACGAAAAATGGATGAAGAAACAGCTCCGTGATATTGCGCGGGGGATAGGTGTTACCTACGAACAGCTTACCGGGGACTTATCAAACGTAAATTTCTCATCTATCCGAGTGGGACTGAATGAGATAAAGCGACGGGTAAAACAGATACAGCAGAGGTTGATAATCTTTCAATTTTGCCGCAGGGCTGCGATAGACTTTCTTGACCAAGCGGTCTTATCAGGAGCGGTAAGCATTCCCGGATATTTCACAAATCCACGACAATTCCGTAAGGTGGCATGGAACCCGGATGTTTGGGAATCCGCGAACCCGAAGCAGGATGCCGAAACAGACCTTATGGAAATCAAGGGTGGGCTTGCTTCAAGAACTGCGAAGGTGGCGGGAAGGGGAGGGGATATTGAGACCGTTGACAGAGAGCAGGTAAGCGACCATCTACGAGAAGAAAAGAATGATCTGATATATGACACAAACTTGGAAAGCTGCCCCCCAAAGGCATATGCCGTGGGCAGCATGAAGGTCGAGGATAATACCGATGAATAATAAGAGCCGATTGGGGTTTTTGAGAAATGTCAGTATGACGACTTTTATGATGCACGAGAAATCTCTCAATGATTACCTGTCGCAGTTTGCTGACAGAACTATCGCCTCGGCGGGCGCGGGAGCTGCTGCTGGTTTGCTTGAAATAGCGGCAAGCAGCAATCAAATGGTTGGAAATCCAGAGCAGAACGTGAAGTCCGGTATTGCCGTTATAAAGATTCGCGGCCCTATTTCACACCATGTCGAGGATGATTTCCTATCCTTTTTCTTCGGAGGCGTGACCGTTGATGAAATATCGGATGCCTTTAGTGTGGCACTTGAAAATCCCAATGTACGGGGGGTTGTTTTCGATATTGATAGCCCCGGCGGGTCAACGGCTGGAATATTCGATCTGTCTGATGAGATATACAAGGCGCGGGGAACAAAGCCGATATTTTCCTTGATAAATGAAGGTGCTTATTCGGCGGCTTATGTAATCGGGTCGGCTTCTGACAGGATATATATTCCAAGGACGGGCGGTGCTGGCTCTCTGGGTATAATTGCTATCCATCTTGACGAGAGTGCGGCGGATGAAAAAGAAGGGTTCAAATACACCGTAATAAAGGCTGGCGATCGAAAGGCAGATGGGTTCAACCACGCCCCGTTATCCGCCGAAGCTTATGAACAGTATCAGCAGGAGGTGAACCGGCAGTATAATTTGCTTATTGATACAGTCGCACGGAACAGGAATATGAAGGCTTCTGCGTTGCGGTCTCAACAAGCGGGTCTGTTTTACGGTAAGGAAGCCATCTCAAACGGGCTTGCCGATGCGGTGCTCTCATATAAACAAGCGTTCCAGTCAGTAGTGAAACAAGTTAGCGGAAAGAAGGCGGGGTCATCAAAGATCGTAATAGGAGGGCAAAAAATGGATACTGTAATTGGTAAGATAAAAGGGCTTATTGCAGAACACCCTGATTTCACGGAAGCAAGTGTTATCGCAGCAATGGGATATACTGGCAATAGTGACTTCACACAGGTTTCTGCGGCACTGAAGGAGGCTGTTGATGCAAAGGCCGAAGCCGATGCAAAGATTGTTGAGCTTCAGAAAAAACTCGGGGATGATATAACTGCTGCAAAGAAGGAGGTGGAGGCGTATGCTACGGAAGTCGTAGAAATTTGCGCCCTTGCCGGGTTCCCGGACATGGCTGCACCGGCTATCAAAGGCAAGAAGACAGTAGATGCCTTGAAGAAGGAAATCCTCGAAGCGAAGGCAAAAGGCAATACACTTTTCAATTCGACGCTGCACCCGCTAAATAACGGCACTGAAAGCCTCGTGGTCGAGTTGGCGCGTAAGGCGGCGGCTGACGCAGCGGTAAAAAAGTAAAACGTAAAGAAACGGCGTTTATGTAACTTTAAGAGGGAATTTCATAAATTGATGAAAGGAGAAAGAAAATGACAGTTCTGACGGAAAGTAATTACTTGAGGGATATTATCAGGTGGGAAAATGACGGAGCGAGGTTTTCTCGTGAGGCGGTGACCGTCGCGTCGGGGCAAGACCTTGCAATGGGCGCGGTCATCGGGAAGATTACGAAGGCAATCGCAACCTCTGGAACCGCTGACGCCGGTAACACCGGCGCGGCTACTGTTACGTTAGTTACGCAGGGATTGAAGTCCAAACTCGGAACCTATGTTGTCGAGTGTACAGTGGCGGGGGTATTTGAAGTCCGTGACCCTGATGGAGCTGTTCTTGGGCAGCCTGTGGCAGGGGCGTTCACCAGCGAACAGATAAATCTGACCATTACTGACGGTGCTCCCCCGGCGGCGGCAGGTGATTTCTGGACTATCGCGTGCTCCGACGGGAACGGCAAGGTGAAGGAAATTGACGCGCAAGGTGTCGCTGTTGATGGTACGTCCGAGGCTTACGGCATTATCATCGCAGATTGCGACGCAACTTCTGCTGATACGGAAGCGGTTGCCGTAGTAAGGGATGCTGTCATTGTTTCAGCCAACCTCGTATGGCCGACCGCTGTACCACCGTTCACTACCGCTGCTAAAGTGGTGGCCCTCGCTAAACTGGCTGCTAAGGGCATCGTCGCAAGGGATGAAGCGTAATTAGGTGTTTCCCTTAAAATAAGTCTTTTAACAAAACGAAATAAGGAGGAAAAAAAACAATGATAC